AATTCCGTCTCCACATCCTTGCGTATCTTCTTCATCGTGATACGCACACCAGGGGTGAAACTAACTTTGATCATTACAATTCAGTTCTAACCAGATCTCCGGTTCCTTGAAACTGAATTGAACATTCTACAGCTCCGTCGAAATTTGACGTTATAGAATGTCCTGTCACGATGATGTTTCCTGCTAACTTAATACCAGTCGTCTCACCTGACGGGAACAATTCTATTTTAGCGATAGAATCTGGATTCTCCATATAACTTAGGAAGTTAGTTTGTCCAGCGTCATCGTCCCTTAGATACACATCTAGAGATCCTGAATACTGAGCCAAGCCAGCTGTGTAAGTTCTTGAAGTTTCCCCCATTACTGTGGTTTCGATCGTTCCAACCTCACGGTCTATAGTGAAAGATCTAACCGAAGCAACTGAAGCCACGGTAGAATCATCACCTACAAATTTGATGACTCCACTCTCGCCTGTATATACACCACTATTAATAGCCATTGTATTACTCCTTGTTGTTTAGATCTTCTGGACCAGAAAGATCAGTGATTGATTTAACCTCTACCTCACCCACCTCAAGTTTTAATTTTGGTAAGCTCTTCTTAATTGGTTTTGGTTTTTGATTATCAGGATTAAAGGTCCATCCTGAATCCAAATGTGCTTGGACATTCAATCCCCGCACTTTTTTTGAATTTTGATTCTTATACATTCTAACACTCATTATACTACTCCTTTTTTATACCTATATCTAACTTCAACTGTCACTACTACTTCCCCTAGGGGGAGTTCCCTTTCGACCACCTCAATTGCTATCACACGAGTCGTAACGCTATGAATGTTGTCCGCTGATAAGGTGATATCCCTATCCCGCGACACTTCAAGCGTCTCTTCTATACGCTCAACTATCTCGTTTCTGAGTGTGTCTATCTGTGTGCCCCTCACATAACATCTCAAATTGTATGTGATTATACCTAACCTCTCATCTGTGGTGATATCTTCTCGGCTTTCATCACCTGTTATGATCAATATGGCTGGGAACTGCGTGATCGCCAATTTCTGGACATCAAAGAATACCCTGCTCACTGACCCCACAGCAGGATCCGTCATATTCTCTAATTGTTTCTGTAAATTGATTGCTATATTTTCTCTGGCTGACATTACCTTACCAATCTATTATGATGGAAGGATTGCCTTTCTGTCTCTGAATAATTTCCACTAGAATCCAGATCGTAATTTACACCCACCCGTAAGATCAAATCAAATTCTTCTTCAAACTTGACTTTATAATATTGCATTTTTTCTCTAAATGAATCACCATCAGGATCGAAGGTTGATAACCTTGGATATATGTATTCACTTAAAACGTGATACACGGCCGCTCTGGTGAATTGGCTAGCGTCCAATCTGCTTGGACTTAACCTATCATTACTACCACCAGGCAGAGTGATGTCGTTCCTACCATAGTCAGCCTTTGGCCACCATCGGATGTTCAACAGCCTGATGATATCATCGTAAGACTTCTCGTGGAGCTGATCAAATTGAGCAATACCATATTTTTGGATGTCTGGTTCGTATTCTAGGATATCTGCGTCATTAGCAAATGTGCTCATAAAGGTCCTTCCTTGTTTTATAGAATCAGGTCCTTCCTAACTCTAATGATATTTATTTGGATACAAAAAAGGCGAGCTTAAACAATCCAGTCTAGCCCGCCTAATTTGTTAAACTAAAAGGGGTTTATTCCTATTAGCCGATTACTTTAGAACCTTTAATTCTACAAGCATAAGACGCCTTCACAAGTGCCGTTTTAACAGCAGTTGATCCAACGAACTCTGTGTGACGCATACTTGCGTCCCTTTGAGATTCAATTCTTAAAGGTCTTTTGATAACGTGCGCGAACGCAGTTGGTGAGAACACACAACCGTTAGCATCAGTGCCTGTTGAATCGTCTTGGATGCCAGTGCTTTGGAAAATTTTCACATTGAATAATCTTCCGACATACGCTGAAGAACTGATTAAAGCGTTACCAACATTTGATATCGCATTCGCACTAGTTCCATAACCAGCACCTGCTAATGATGAAGCCAATTTGTATGCTTGACCCGGGTGGATCACACAATGATAATCACCTTCTCCATCAGTTGGAGCGTTGTTATTTCTTAGCGTATATACAGCCTGAAGTATGATATCTGGAGTTACTAAAGTTCCATTATCACCAACATTTTGCGCGATGTTAGCTTCTGTGAAGAGACTGAAAGCATTTGTATCAACCTTCTCACCTATAGCCGATCCGATCATCTGTCCCACATCGCTACCCATATTTCTAACGGTAGATTCTGATAAAAGGTCAGATACATCGATTCTAGCTTGAACTTCAGCCGCAGTAACATCAATCTGAGAAATCGTGAAATTAGTATCAGTAACTTCAGATGTCTGATTTTGTTCTTGAGCGGCTATTTCTGGATACACAGGAATTTGCGCTGTAAGACCAGGCGTTCCTGTCATATCATAAGTCATAAAAACCTTATCCGCAATTGATTTTTCGGATTGGGTGAATACGGCCTCTTGTAGCATATTCGTTAGAATCTGCGTGTCGCTTATATTAAAATTAGCCATTTGCTAATCTCCTTTTGTGTTAGAACTATAACCTAGACAACGTTGGGATAAATCTTCCTTCGCATCTCAGCATATAGTTGTTTTTGTTTAGGATCCTTAAGATCCAATTTGTTTATATCAACATTTTTGCTAACACCCTCAGGATTTTGATTTGAACTTGACCCTGAACCACTTGGTCCTGCTTGAACAAAATGCGGATTATCTTGAAGCCACATTTTAACTGCGTTTTCCACATCCAACGGCTCTCCAGTTTCAGTGTATTTCGTGTTTCCTGTCCTTGGATCCACAATCTCTACTGCCCCTGTTTCTGACATCCTGACCTGCTCTCTCACAAGTTTTACAACCTGTTCAGGATTGACTGCCTTATATTTGCTCGCCGCATTTATAAGAGCACCATCAACCTTGATCTTGGTCAATTCATCAGTAAGAGTAGATATCTTTGAGTTGGCCTTTTCAGCCTGCTCTTTCAATATCTTTTCAAACTCACCCTTTCGCTTTTGCTCTTCCAATTTAGATAGCTCTTCCTTTTCTAGCAATTGCCTGTAGGTATTAACATCAACACCATCAAATTGTTTCAACACACGCTCTTCTCCGTGCTTTCTAGCACTTTTCATCGCGGCATCAAATTGTTCTTTGGTATAAACTGGTTGATTATCAGTTCCCTGCGTTGGATTATTTTTTGAGTCTTCTTGAGCAGGCGCAGTGCTCTGTTCAGTATTGACTTCCAATGTTTCATCACTCATTGTGGTGTCCTCCATTTGTTTGCAACGCTGGATAACGTTGAATAATATTATTTATTAACAAATTAATAGAACATCTCACTATTGGGATCTAACCCCCAACATTCATAATATCCACTCTTACGCAATTGACCTTGGGCTTTCTTTAATTTGTCTAACTTCTGAATCATTATCAAAGGTGCCTTGCCATAACTGAAACTCACACCCTTATGCTTACCTTTATTTTTTGGATGATCATACAACACAGCGAATTCCTTATTTTTATCATGGCCCACCCTACACAGCATAGCCAGCTGTTTCTCACTTATCTTGCGATCGAAATATAAAATGACAATATCCAGATTAAAGCAATCAAACAGATCGCAACACTGATCAATCTGGTCCAGCACATCCACCTTCGCAACTGCGATCTGTATTTTGCGATCCTCGAGTGCTCTTTTCGCATACGGACAGATTGCCGCTCCACTCGCTTTATGAGTTTTAGCAACAACCTGTCTGATCCACTTCTCAATGTCCTTACTTCCTACGACCACTTGGTTTTCGCGGCTTCCTTCTACCTGACATTGGCTTTTTCCTTCCACTTGCTGGCATTTTAGACCTCCTAGTTCGAGAGCCAATTATGGCCCTACCTGTTGTTGTGTTAAGACCGGCCATTTATTGGCTCCCTGCCTTTGTTTTTTGATGGAGCATACAACTCCAACAATTCCATTCCACGATAGTGTGCCGCTTTCTTGATTTTTATCAATGCCTTACGAGCCTGTTCAGCATATCTCCTACTGGGACGCTCTATCAGCTTCTCCATCGCAGTGAAATACTGGACACATAACATCTTAAATTGCTCGTGCCTGGCTGATTCAACAGGTCTCCTATATATTCGCGCTATGCCCATTATTCCATATCCTCTGATTTTACAGGACTAAAATTGATACTATGCCAAGGTGCTGTCAGTCCGTGGTGATTTTTATATATCTCACCCGTCTGGACGGATTGAGCTGCCATAAACTCTTTGGTGCCGTTGCCATTACGTTTTTTTTGGACTACTTTACAAGGTCGCCATTCCTGGCCCCTAGCATAGAATTTGTAATGATTGGTCTTCTGACCTTTTGAAGTTTTAACACCAGCCATTTCAACATACCTCTATGTTATGTCTGAATGTTTGAACCAGGTGTAGCATCATTAGATTCTCCATCAAATAAAGAACGTATTTCTGGATGTAATTCCATAATCTGTTCATTGGTATAACCTTGCTCTATCATCTGTCTCATATGCGCAATCATATCTTGCGGCGATGTCATAGCCGGATGCTGTGTCTGAGTGTTGATCTGTGATTGATCCATTTGGGCCATTAACTCTTCCTTGGCCTCCTCATCTGGTTCTATTATTTCTATGATCTTCTCATCAATCTTCTGCCTGATCCTTGGATCTGTTGGATTCGTATCAGCCGCTTTCTTCAAGATGTCCATTTCATAATTCCTGTCCCTGATGTTGAACACACTTGGATACTTGATCTCACCATCCCATTCCATATTCTGGAATCTGGCGAACAACCTGAACAACTGCTCTTCAGCGAGTTGAAGATTCTTACTCTTTTCAATCAATTTGGTATCTAACTGAAGCATTTCAGTCTGTAAAGCGATGCCTGACATAGACCTCTGTTCAATCGCCCTAACACTACCAAGATGTCCCATCCTATCAATCGCCTTGATCTTGTTATCAATTGAATTAAGGATCATATCTATTGATTGACCTGATGGTTGTAATAAAGAAGGCCTTAATCCAGGATCTAATTCATTTGGTATGGTTATGATAGCGCCCGCTCCAGCACTAGCTTCAGTGTCAATAGTTTTAACCAATGTTGGATGTCCTGATATCCTTATCGTCTGTTCAATCTCACTCAACTCATTGTAGATCGCATTCTGCATATCAGCTATATCACCAATATCAGAAACCCCAATACCTCGCGATGGCGATCTCTGCGCATAAACCCATACCGCAGGGATTCTTCCCAATTGGTTTGGCATCTCTGAAATAACTTTCAAAGGTTCTGACGAATCTGGATCATAATTTTCAACATACACTTTATCTTTGGTGAATGTTCTCAGGTAATATTTGGTGTTTTGGTTATAAGCCCTCTGCTCCTGTTCAAACAATCGCAAGAAACTTAAATCATACAATCCATTTGGCAGCCTTTCAAATTCCCAATCAATAATATTTTGGGGAGTGTAGATTGATCCATATGGTCGTATGCCTTGCTGTAATTCTTCCGCCCTCGTGCCAACAACCGTGGATGGTTTATCAATCAACACTAAAGCGTGACCATATATGCTAGACTGGATATTGACATCTCTCATAAATTGATTGAAATCCCTACCCTCCAGGTCAGTGTCTTTCATAAACGCCTCTAATTCAGGACTATTAGCAATATTACCAAATTCCCTCTTTGGTTCATTCCTAAACAGGAAACTATTATAGATATGGATTATGCTTCGACAATGATTATCTAAAGGTGTCTGCGCGATCCTATTGACATATTCAGCTGAATTTTCATTAACATACTTGGTTAGATAATTGCCCAACCTATACTGCGCTCCACCAGAATAAGATCGCTGAAGGAAATTCCACCTGTTTATGTAATTCACATATTCTTCGTGTAAAGGTATTCCCTCTAAATTTGGAACTGCTGAATCTCTATCGTTGCTGTTTGTTAAATTATAATCTGCCATCTATACTCCTGTTGCTCCTGTTTGAAAGTTGAATCTCTGAGGCTCCACATTCGTTTGTTTCTTGGTTATTGGATACAAGAAACTAATCAAATAACCTAAAGAATCGTTTGCGTGATCCCATCCTTCATCCTTTGTTGGCAGGTTAGTTCCGGCCTTGTAAGTATGCCTGATTAAACTATTTATTAGGGCTTTACACTTAGGGTCTATAACTACACCTCTTATACCCATAGCACTACACAGCTTACTATTGACACTAATGATCCTATCACGGATACTCA